TCGGCCCGTATTCGACCTTCCCGGCGGAGTCGAGCAGAAGGAACGTCCGGGAGTCGCCATCGAACCGGGGGATGCGGGTCTTCTTCGTCGGGGTGGCCTGGGTCGCCATGTCGTGAACTCCGTTGGAAGTGAAACGGGGGAAACTGCTTGGCGGGTCGCCCCGCCTCTGGTCACACTATAGCCACTCTGCACTATACCGCAAGTGAGTAACAACGGAAATTTCCGCCCCGTGTCATCTCACCCCGCCGTAAGTGATCAGGCTACCGGTTCCCCGCATCGTCTTGACAGGGGAATAGCCATCGCTCCACCAGATCAGTTCATCCCACAACAGAGAGCCGGTTGAACTGTACTTCAGCCGCCGCCCCTGCCCCGCATCGTCACGTGCCACCAGATAGGCGTTGCTGCCATCGCTCCACACATCAAGCACACCGGAAGATCCCCCGGAGAACGGAAGGGTAGCCGTCCAGCTTGTCCCCCCGCTGCTGGTGAACTTCCGCAGTTTCAGACTGCCCGAGGTGTCGTCATAGGCGATGAACACGTTTCCCGAGGAATCCGCCGCCGATCCAAACTGGGAGGAAGCCCCGGTGATCGTGACGGACCAGCGCGAAGAGAATGAACTGTTCCAGCTGGCCAGCCCGGTCCCGCCGTCCCCGATCGTCACGTTCCCGGAGGAATCCAGGGCCAGGTTGTAGCCCCCGTTCGGCATGGAGTTCAGCAGGGTCCCCGAGGTGTTCCGGCGCTCCGTCTCGGATGCGTTGCACACCACCAGATTCCCCGAGGTGTCACACGCGACGTTTTGCGGGAAGGTCGTGGCGGGGGTCGTGCCAGTGAATCCCCCCAGCAGGGTCCCCGACAGATTGAAAGCCCGCCAGGTCACCCGCCCCAACCCACCTAAGGGGTCCCGCTCCCCGATCCACACCACCCCCGAGCCGTTCCAGGCCGCGACAGGATCGGCCAGCGTCACCCCCGAGACCGTGAACAGGCTGGAAACGTACCCGCTCCCATCCAGCAGTACTCCGAGGGTATTCGGCACATCGGTTACCACCAGCAGACTATTCCCCGAGGGGGTCGGCCCCTGGGCATGTCGGGCGTACTGCCCGGTCGGGGGCGAAGCCGGTCCTGGGTCGTAGTATTCCAGGGCATCCGAGCCCGCCGCCTCGCGAATGAGTTTCCACAGGTACTGACAAGAACACCCCACAGCGTTTCCCCTTCCTGAATGAACTGAAGACTGCCACGAACGAGCCCGCCGCCGCCGCCCCGCTTACAACCGCCGCCCCTGTCGCTGGAGTTCCTGGGCCATCGCGTCCGCCAGGGTCCGTATCTCGCTCTGAGAAATCCGGGTCAGGTTGGGGGCGTGAATGGTGAAGTTTCCGGAGCCGCCCGCCCGGGCCGACTGGGACTGTAACCCGGGGTCCCCGATGACTTGGTCCCCGCTGATTCCCGTGAACATCGGGGGCGGGGGAGGGGCGTTGAGGATCGACTGGATCTCGTCGATCCGTCCCTGATATCGGGCCGCCCGTTCGGGGTCGAGCCCCATCGAATAGGGGCTGGTGTTGGGGCGGAAGTACTGCAAGAGCATCTGCAGTTCATTGAACAGCATGTCCCGCTGGGCCTGGGGGCTGTTGAAAGCCGCCGCGATACTGGACCAGTTCATACCGCCACCGCCGCCGAACCCCTGTAGGAACCCGCTCGCGCGTTGCACCTGAGCCCCGAAGTTTTGCATCCCGTTCCCCAGCTGTCCGAACCGGTTCCCCGTGTCGGTCAGGATCCCGTTCAGCCCCTGCCACTGTCTGAACTGCATGTCGACCAGCTGTTGAAATTGCTGGCGACGGAATGCGATGATTCGATCCTCGAGCGCGGTCTTGAATTCGTCCCCGGTGAACTGCCCGGAGAGCAGCCGCTTCCGTTCCTCCGCCGCGGTCTGGCGTTCCGTTTCCCGCGTTGCCGCGTCCATCGTCTGGGCCAGGTCCGCGAGCCCCCGCCGGAACCCATCGGCTGTAATCGCTCCCTGTTGATACTGCCCGAGCAGCCCGGAGAGCGAACCGTTTAGGGCGTCCAGCTGGTCAGTCGAGAGCTGCCCGTTCTCTGCCGCGGTCTGGATCTTCTCGGAGAAATCGCCCGCCCGGTCCGCCACCTGCTGAAGCCCGCTGGCCAGTCGGTCGAACTGTCCCTGGGTGATCTCCCCGTTCAACAGGGCATCCCCGAGCCGCTGCATGGAGTCGGCCACCATCTGGATTTGCCCGGGGTCCATGTACTGCCCCATGTCGGCCAGCTTGAGGGCCATCGACTCCATTCGGTTGGTCACATCTTCCACCAGGCGGTTCCATTCCTTCACCGCATCTTCGGCCCGTTTCTGGGGTCCCTCGGTGTCGATCTCCACCGCCACCGCCTGGGGGGCGGGTTGCTGCCCCGCAAGCCCCGGCCCGGTTGCCTGTTGCTGGGCCATCTTCAACTTCGCTTCGATCTCCGAAACGGCATTCGAAGCCGCAGTGAACCGTGCTTCCGCCTTCGCCAGTTCGGAATCCCGTTCCCGCCGCGCGTCGAACCCCCCGAGCCCCTCGGGCAGCAGGGCCGACACTCGATCCCCGAAGGTCATCTCGGATTCAACGGTCTGGCGTTCCTTCCGCCGGTTGGCGATGTCCACCTGGGCCAGCTTCAATTCCTCGCGAGCCGCCGCCAGGTCTTGCTGAAGGGCGTTTGCCCGTGCCCCCGGATCGGTCAGCCCCTCGGATTGCTGAACACCCGCCCGGATCTTTTCGAGACCGAGCCCCCGCACCTTTTCCGCTTCCGCCCGCACCGCGGCGAGTTCCTGCCGCAGGTCGGCCGCCGCGCTCGAGAGCACAGCGAAGAACCCCGCGACGATCGCGGATGCCACCCCCGCCGCGAGAGCCCCCCGGAGAGCCCCGGCCGCAGTAGTCGCCCGCCCGATCCCCCCGGCCGCCCCCTCGGCTGCCTGTCCGCCCGCCCGCATCGCAGCCGCGAAACTGACCAGGGCCGAAACACCGCTCCCCAGCAGCGAGAAGAACGTCCGGACCAGAGAGACCACCCCGAGCATCTCCGCCCCCTTCCACACCGCCAGGAACGCCACTACCTGGGGATGCTGGGCCACGAACGAGCCCACCGCCCGCACCGCGTCGCTGATTGTGGAAGTGAACCCCGCGAGCGCCGGCCCGGATTCTCGGAACCATTGCACAAGGTTGGTCACCCCATCGGCGAGCCCCGAGAGCCCATCGGTGAATGCCTGAATGATCCGCTGGCGATTGGCCCCGAATGCCTGTTCGAGGGCCGCCCCCGCCATCGCGAACCGATCGGCCAGGGTCTTTACCACCGTGTCGAACTGCCCCGAGCCGAGATAGTCCAGCAGGTCGCGGAAAACCTTCTTCATCGAGCCGAACAGCCCCCCGGTGATCTCCGCCGCGCGGATATCGAAGGTGTCTTTCAGGTTGGAGAGCATTTGATCGAACGTCCCCGAAGCCGCCGCCATCCCTCCCCCGAAGCGTTGCTTCATCCCCCCGGTCAGGATTTGGAAAGCCTGTTCCCCGGAGAATGCGCCCGCCTCGGAGAGCTTCCGAGCTTCCCCGACACTCTTCCCGATCGCATCCGCGAGCATTTGCCAAGCCGGGATGCCCTGATTGGTCAGCTGGGCCATGTCCGCCGCTGACAGTTTGGCCGAGCTGCGAATCTGGGCCAGGGCCGTCGCCACCAGTTGGAGTTCCGCTTCCCCCTTCCCGAGCCCCGCGAGCGTGTCGCCAAGAACCCGCAGGGTGGGAATGATCTCGGACAAGCTGGTCCCGGTCGCCAGCAGGAACTGAGAGCTCTTGATCAGTCCCCCGAAACTGAAGGGCGTTTCGGCTGCGAACTTCTGCAGGTCTTCCAGAAACGAACGAGCCTTCGCCCCATCCCGGAGGATCGTGGTGAAAGCTACCGTGGCGTTCTCTTTCAGGGCGTTGAACTTCCCGCCGGTCACCGCGACAGCCGTCCCGATCGCCGTCGCCATCGCAGCCGCCCCGGTGCCGATCCGCGTGGTCACCGTCGCCAGGTCACTGGCCAGTTGCCCCCACTGCGCCGCGAATGCTTTGCCCGCGTCGATGGATTGCTTCACCGCCCGCAGCCACCCCGAAGGGTCCCCGCCGATGACTCCCCGGAGTTCGTGAATTTGCTGGCCCATGAGTCGAGTTCCTTCCGTGCTGATGAATGGCCCCACCTGGGGGGCGTGGTGTTGGTCGTGAGAGTTTCGGAGTTATCCGCCGCGCGTCGATGCCAGTCTCTCGGATTCCCGATCCCATGATGCCGCGAGTACCGCCAGCAGGGCGGGGGATGCCTGTTCCATCCGGTCAGCTGCTGCCAGCACCTCCGCCGGTGTTCGGGGAACCGGTCGGCCCCGGACCAGTTCGACATATTCCGCGGTCAGGGCTGCGCAGGTCTGGGGGTCGAACTCGGTCCCGTCCAGAACCGCTTCCATGAGAGCCGCCGCCCCCGCTTCGGTCTGCCGTTCGGGGAGGGATTCCAGAACCGCTTCGAGGGCCGCGAGTCGTGCTTCGATCGTCTTGGGGGTCTTCCGCATCGCGTGGTTCTCCGTTTCAAAACTTGATCCGCAGTCCACCCGGCCCGATCCCATTGGGGCCCGGGTCATCAGGGCGGGGGGCGTCCCCCTGCTGCTGCTGCTGCTGCTGCTGCTGCTTGAACGTCTCGCCCGCCAGGCACATGGCAGACATGAACTCCGCCGAGCATTCGTTGAACAACTCGGGTTGATTGGCCCCGAGGGTGTATTCACCCTCCCGAGCCCGCTGGACGACTGCCGCGAGTTCCTTTTCGAGTCGGGCGCGTTGCTGTTTTGACATGGGGGGGAGGAGGGCGAGCATCTTTCGACCCCACAATTCCACCACCACAGCGAACTGAACAATCATCGGGCCACCCCCTGGGAAATCGCCTGGGCCGCCTGTTCGAGTTCCTGCAGCCGTCCTTCGAAACTCACGTCCCGCCGGAACACGGTCAGGGCTTCTAGCAGTGCCTTCGCTGCCCCGAGTTGAATCCCCGGCGAGTCTTCCACCTTCAACAGGGCTTCGAGGGTCCCGATTGCCACCGGGGCCGCCTTGGTCAGCCGCCCGAAGCAGTCATCAAGGGCCGCCGTCCGTGCCGCGGTCACCTTCCGGGCAAACTCTGGATCTTCAAGCCGCCGGTGAACCGTCCGGGTCGAGCACCCCGCCGCCCGAGCCGCCCGCGCTCGAGACTCCCCCGCCGCCAGTGCCTGAATCAAAATCTCGTCGATCGGTCGCGGTTTTGCTGCCATCTCAAGACACCTTCCCTTCCCCGGGGGGCAGTTGGGCGAGCCGCGCTTCGAGTTGCCGCAGCCGGTCTTCCAGTTCGTTCCGGGTCACCTTCTCGAACGGGTCAGGGGCGACGTTTCGGGGAATCTGCCGTTCCAGTTCCTGCCGGTCCCGCTCTGCCCGCTGCTGCTGTCGCCGGAGGGCTTCCCCGGTCAGTTGCAGTGCCAGGTCGATGGAGTAGAACCGCCTGGGGGTCACGTTCCCGAGAAGATCCCGGCCCCCCGGCCCGAGAATCAGCCCCCCGGAATGCTCCCGCAGGTTGGCGACGGAATCCGGCAGCCAGTGCCCCGGGGGAAGATCGTTGATCGCGTCCCACCCCAGCGCCATCAACGGAACCGGCGGAGTCGTCAGGGGATTCCCGAGGTACTGCCCCACCGCCGGGAACCAGCTGGGGGAAACGAGCCCCGCTTCCCGAGGGGCTTCGAGGCCGAGCCGCTGCAAGCGAAGGTCGATCGCTTCGGCCAGTCGCCCGAGGGTCTGTTCCACCGCGAGCCGGAGCCCCGGGAAGCTTGCCCCGCCCCCCTCGGTCAGGATCCGCACCGCCGCCTCTTTGGGGGTCGTCATGCCTGGGACTTGGCCAGCCCATACCCGGGCCAGCTGGACCAGTTCCAGGGCGGGGTCCCTCGGTTCTGGGGGGAGGGGAAGTCGACCGAAGGGAAGCCCCGGATTGGCGACAATCGCCAGGGCCGTTTCCGCCTCGGTTGCCCATCGCCGCGCGTCGTATTCGTCAATCCGTGCTTGCGTTGCTTCCATTTTGCCGTCTCCCTCGCGTTCTGGCGGGTTGGTTGGTGTCTTTGGTCATCCGGTCGCCCGGATGCGTTGTGGGGCATTCTGGCCCCGTTCCTGTCGATTGTTCAATTCCTGAACAGCTTGGGGGGTTGGGCGTGGCGAGACCGACACACCGCAGGCCGGTTGCCCGGAGGGCGAACTTCAGCAGCCGCCGCAGCCGCACATCGGGGGGAATCGCGTCGCCCGGGACTGCTGCGAAGGTCACCACGAACACATCAGGCATCGAACCCCCCGCCGCTGGGAGGGTCGGCCAGGTCGTCAGTGATCGCGAATCGAGCCCCGGACCATCGCAGATGGACTTGTCCAGTTCGCCCCCCTCGATGCTTCCGGGCATGGACAACGATTTCCGAAGGGTCGGCGTCTTGGTCGTACATCGCGGGTCGGTCGAGCATCAGCACGATATCGGCGTCCTGTTCGATCGCCCCGGATTCCCGCAGGTCTGAAAGCTGGGGCTTCCGATCGGCCCGTCCTTCGATCGCCCGGTTCAGTTGGGCCGCGACGATGCACACCCCCCCGATCTCTTTCGCGAGTTGCTTCAGTTGCCGCGAGAATCCGGCCACCACCTGTTCCCGTGGGAGTTTCCGTTCCGCATCGCTGGGGGTCACCAGTTGGAGATAATCCACCACCACCACCCGCGCCCCGTCCCGCCGGGCGTGCAGTCGGGCCAGTGCCCGAATTGTGTCGAGCCCGTGCGGTCGGTCATCCAGGCGAACGGGGAGCCCCTTCAGGAATTCCGCCGCCTCCATCGCGGCGTTTAGGTCGTGCTCTTCCAGGTCGTTCAGCCGGGCCAGCTTGCCCGCGTCGATTCGAGACTGGGCCGCCACCATTCGCCCGAAGCATTCTTCCCGGGTCATCTCCAGGGAGAACCACAGCACCGGGACGGCTTGCGAGAGCGAGACCGCGAAACTCTGCAGCGCGACGGACTTCCCCACACCGGGGCGAGCCGCCACCACCACCAGCTGCCCGGGCCGGAAGCCACCCCCCAGCAGTCCATCGAGGGAGCCCCACCCGGTCGACCAGGCAGACGGCTTTCCGGTCGTGACGGATTCGAACCAGTCCGGGGCCACCTGGGCCAGAATCGGGGCGAGTTGATCCCCCACCCGGTGTTCCTGAGCCTGGGCCAGTTGGGCGAGCCCATCGGCCAGCAGGTCGTCAGGGTCGGCCCCCTCGCGAGTCGAGTTCCGCAGCAGGTCCACCCCGCAGGCGAACACCCGCCGCAGGGCCGCGACGGTCGCCACCCGAGCCGCGTAGCTTGGCCACTGGGCCCCCGAGTAGACCGACTCGCAGCACGAGGTCACCAGGGCTTCCGCCGCCTCACCCCCGAGGGTCTTCGCGAGTGCCTCCGCGACGGTCACAGCGTCGAACGATCGGCCAGCGCGTCGAGCCTCCGCCATGGCCCGCCAAGCCAGTCCGGCATCGCTGCTGAAGTCATCCGGCCCCACCCGCAGGGCCGCTTCATCAAACACCGCCACCCCGTCGAGCAGGCCGCAGCCAACCAGGCCGCGTTCCGCGTGGTGGTCACTGGGAGGAACCGCCGCGGCAGTCCCCGAGGTCGTCGCCGTTGGTTTCGCTGCTGATGTGATCATTCCGCCCCCCCGTTTCCGTAGATCCGCAGGGCCGCGTCAACGTCCGCCTGGGAGCCCATCGAGCCGAACCCCGCCGCGTGGGCGAAGGTCGCGAGCCCGCCCGAGGTCATCGCCCGCATCGTCGCTTTCGCCCGGGTCTGGGATTCGTCGCTTGGGGTGATCGCGTCCCGCGTCCCCAGCTTCTGCAGGCGATGCACGAACAGCCCGATCGGACTTTTCCCCGAACCAGCAGCCGCCAGGGCGTCGAACCCGTGGGCCAGAACCGCCGCCTGGGTGTCGTAGTCCGAACGGAACCCGCGGGTCTTCTCCCCGGTCGCGGTCGCCACCTGGGCCAGCAGAGGGGCGGGGTCCCCCCGGCCGAGGGCTTCGAGGTGTCCGGGCATGAACCCCCCCACCCCTCGGCCCGATTTCCAGGTCCTTCCCCGTCCGTCTCCCGATCCTTCCCCTGTACCGGGAAATCGGGCCGA